CCAATGAACGTAGACTCAAAAGAATCTCTTGGTCAATTTCAGCTGTAATTTCTTGAGCAAGTGCGGCCATGATTTCTGCCTCAACGTCAATACCATGCATGGCTTGTGCGTCTTGTGCAGATTCAAATGTCCAACGTGCTTGCAACTTGCGTGTGCGAGCTTCAACGGCTTGCTTCAAGATTTGCACAGAAATTTGCTTACCGCCAGTACCTTCCATAGTAGCTGTAGCGCCGCCTGTGTAGTTGGTAGCTGTGCTAGTTCCTTGTGGTACTGTAGAGTATGCTGTGGCAATTGTAAATGGGCTCAATGCTTCTTGACCAGCTGTTACAGAAGTAGCGGCTGCAGAAGTGTCTGTCAAGCTCTGTGCGTAACGTACACGCAGAGTGTGGATTTGACCCACTGGACCAGTCATTGGTTGTACACCAACCAACTCGTTAGCAATAACGGTTGGCATTACACGACGGATAACTGGAAGAATCACACGGTTTAATGTTGCGATGTTACCAGCGGCTGTTGAACCAGAACTTGCGTTCTCTTTCAAATACTTACGAGTGTTTTCTAAGATAACACCCATGCTGTTGCGCTTTGAGCCGTTCAAACCTTCGAGCAATGCTTCTTTGGTCTCGCCCCAGCGGCTTTCTAATAGTTCTTGTGACATTTAAGTCTCCTAAAAATTAATTTTTATAACCCTGCCAGGCGTTTGAGGTCAATCACGTTACCGCGATCTTCCTGTTGACTACTTGGAACAGTTTTATCCCCAGTTGCTACGGAAACGTTTTCTGTGATCACTTTGGTGGCTTTCACAGAGCGGTCTTCCAACACGGCTGGTAGATACTTTTCGAAGGCGTTTTTCAGACGGCTTGTCTGGACGCTTTCCAGCAAATTACGCATGACTTCAGCTTTTTCCTGGTTTAGAGGACTCAGCAATTCTTGCATCAGGTCTTGACGCTGATTGCTTTCTTTGATCATACGTATTTCACGTTCTTTTGACTCAACAACAACTTTGGCGTGTTGTGAGATTTCAATGGCTTTCTTCAATTGCTTATTTTTGCCTTCTAGCATAGCGTAGAGCTTGCGGACTTCTGCTTTCTCATTCAAGTGAGTAGCACCAAATTCTGCGGCGTAGGCTTCAAAAATACGACGACCAAAGCTGTTCTCGCGAGCAACTTTGATATCCTCTTGCAACTGACCCAGTTCATCCCGGAGATGACGGCTAACAGCGTGACTCATTTTCTCTGCACTTTCTTTTACGAAACGTGTTTTGAGTGTTTCAAGTTTTGCGCGGGCTTCACGTACCAAGCGGACTTTTGTTTCCACTACGTCACGTTTGTCTGCGGCAAACTCTTGAATTTCACGAGCCAATGCATGCACCATGAAGTTTTCTAGCTTGGCTAGACCTTCTGTGTGCATCTTACGGTCTTTACGCAATTCGCCAATTTCTTCTGCAAGTTTTGAAACCAAGAAGCCGTTAAACTTCTGTGCTGATTCTGTCATCTTGTGTTGGAACTTGACACGATCTTCTGCTAGTGATTGCTTTTCAGCAGCCACTGCTTGGATCTCTGCGGCCAAACCTTCTGTTACCATTTTATCCAGGGCTTCAACCATTACTGACTTATCATGTTCGTAGCGTCCTGCATACTCTTCTCTGAGTTCTGCACGAGCCTGTTCACGAGCTTCACTTAACTTGGCTTCCCAAGCTTCTGTGATCTCTTGACGAGTTTCCTCGGTGATCAGGTTGCTATCTAACAATGGTTTGATTGCATCTAACATTTGTAGATTCTCCTTAGATCTTAAGTTCTCTAATGAGTTTTACAACTTCATTTTTGAGATACTTCTGCACTTTGTTGTCTTCGCCCGCTTCCTTGGCTACCTCTAACAGTCTATGTCCGTACTTCATGTTCATGAGACTTTCATATATTGCTTTAGGGTATGCATTTGGTGCGCTGGGTTGAGCAACCACATCTATAGTGACTATTTCAAAGTCACTTACATGTCCTGTTCTGTCGTCAACGTTGCCGCTGCCACGACTTGAAACTCCAAGTTTAACACCAGATGTCAACAAGGTCTTGATCAACTCGCCCATGGGGGTTGGTAAAATCTTGAGCTTGCCACATCCGGCTTCGCCATCCATCCACATACCTTCAACACTGTGACACACACGATCTAGATTAATTTTTAAATCATCTGGGTGATCCACTTCGCCTAATACTGAGTTACCTTCTTTAATCTGTTGATTAATCGTGTTAACTGCTTTGCTGATTTCATGTAATGGGTAGACACGGTCATTTGCATTGCGCTTGTTGCCTTCAATACAAATGCCTTTCAAATAGAGGCTCTTACCGTGGCCATCCGGCCCAGATTCTTCTAGAACCTGGATGTTGGCCTGATTAAAGGTAAGTTGTTCTCTTAGTGTTTTCATCAATTAACCGCGAGCTACTGGGCTCTTTGTGTTAACACCGCTGGCTTGGCCTGTTGTAGGCTTGGTAGCTGGCTTTAAGTTTTGTGTGCCTTGAGCTGGTGTGTTACCAACTTTGCCAATCAAATCTTTTGTGTTGTTGCTGTATGCGCCGGCTGCATCGTGTTTGCCACCCATTTCACCACCAGCGTGTACTGGCTTGACTGAGTTGCCGATTGGGCCTTTAGCACCTGCATTAGCGGCTACTGTAGACTTCTTGTTAACGCCGCCTTCTTCAGAAGTCACTGGCTTTGGGGCTGCTTTAAGCGTCACAGCTTCCATCATGCCCATTTCTTCAGTGTCGTCCATTTCAATAGCGTCGCCGCCTTCATCAGGTCCAAAACCGTCGCCGTCGCCCATGTCATTGTCGCCCATTAGGTCTTCAAATTCGGCCATCAACTGGTCTAATTTGTCTTCTAGGTTGAGGATGTCATCTTTGGTAGCTGGCTCATCTCCGCCTTCGTCGTCCATACCGCCCATGTCACCAGCGTCGCCGTCGTCATCGCCGCCAAAGTCTTCTTCGCCTTCCATGTTCATGTCAGACTGTTCTTCAGCTTCAACAGAGCGAATCAGGTTATCAGCAGGATCGCCGCCCATTTCGCCTTCTTCAATGTCTTCGGCTTCTTCAAGATCTTCGCCTTCTTCGATATCTTCAGCTTCTTCAAGATCTTCGGTGGCTTCTTCAGCCATCAAGTTCTCGTAAATCTCACGACTTTTCTCCACGACGATATCATGGAAAAGCTCACGTGCTTTGCTTTCTTCATCATTGATCACGTATTCGATCAATTGTTCAAATTTGTTCATAGAAAACTCCTGTAGGTAAAGTGTAATGTTATTTACACATCAGGAGAAAAACACGCGGTTTATGAGGCCAAAAAGGCCATAAATCACATGGCCGGTGCTTCAGGGGCAGGTGCATACTGCTGACGCACCAGTTTGAGTTTTTCTTTGTATTCTACCATACGCACATCATTCATTCGACGCAGTTTGTTGAGTTGCCGCAGGGTAAGGTGAGTTTTACGCAAATCACCCAATTCAAGTTGGCTGTTATCTTGCTCAAGGTCTTGATAGGCTTCAGGCTCTTTGTTGTAAAATTCGTTGAGTATCATGTTAATATTTATGCAGCCGGGGCGCCTGCGCCGCCCACGCCTCCGGGTACTACAGGACCTGCAGGCCCGGCTCCCACTTCTGGTGCGCCTGGGGCTGCTGGTTCCATTTGGCCAATTTCTTCCCCAGTCTCAATATCAGTTTCCATAGCGCCAGGACTGATTCCCACTGATCGTAGATCACTGCCTGATGCTTCTATTGTGGGGTCTTCACGCTCTTCACGCCACTGCTCTTCGTTCTGTTTGATTTCTTCTTCAGTTAGACCCAAGAAACGTTCAAGCAAGAAACGCTTTGACATGTATGGTAGTGGTTCCATCTGCATAAACGCTTGAATACGTGTGTTATCCAGTTCGCTTTGACGGTAACTTGCAAAGTTTTGCGGTGCGTTAAAGCCTATTGAGAACAGGCCTGAGTCAATGTTAAAGCCGCGCCACTTCAAGAACATCTTGAATTCGTCGTCTAGTTTCTGGGCAATTAAGGCCTGTAAACGCTCACAATACTGGTTGAATCTGTACTCTTGTATAAGGGCCGTGCCTACTTTTCCGTCGCTTAAAGCACGGTCTGAGTCGTCAGGACCAGTGGGCAAATAGCTTGATGGCACACGCAAACCACGGGCCATTTTGTTGTTAAAGTACTTTAAATCGTCAATTTCGCCTAGGTTTGAACCGCCTTGTAGTGTGTCAACACTAGAGCCACGCCCATCAGCACCTTGGGGAAAGAAGTAGTCTTCGTTGATTGATAGAGGATTGTAACTGCTATCCATCATGTTTTGTCCGCCACCTGTGATGGTAGGGATTCTACGTTGATGCATTTCGTTTTTCACACGTTCCACAAACTGCATGGCCAAGTGGCTGGGCATGTTGCCCACGTCAATTTTAAAAATTCTGCGCTCAGGAGCACGGCTCACACGATAGATAAGAATAGCGTCTTCCAGCAGTTCTTTCTGTTTGTAAACCTTGTAAATTTGTTCTAGGATACTGCGTCCAAACGGCCAAAATACGTCTAATCCTTCGTTCAGGCTGCAATGCACCACATGCTTGGCATCCAGGGTGGCTTCGTTCATGGCATGCATGAATCTGCTGTTGCCCACACCGCCTCCGGCACCGCCGTTGGGCATGGTATAGTTTGATGATCCTGATATGGTGCCTGTTACAGGGTTGGTCATGTAGTCTGTGGTGGTCTTGGCTGCCACAGTCATGTTCTGGAAGTTGGGGTTGATATCACGAATCACATACTGCTCAGGTCTCTTGCCTTCTGATTCGTTCACAATCACACGCATGACCTTGCTCATGTCCACCCACATCATTTCAAAGTTTTCTGGATCACGAACAAAAATTTGATCACCGTACTTGATGGTATTGCGGAACAGTTTGAATATGCGCTGATCCAGTTTGTTTAGTTTGACCCACTGTTGCAGTTGTTTCTTGATGATACCAATCTCGTGATCAGTAGGCTTGTCGTTGTACTTGACGTCAAACGGTGTGCCGTTTGTTTCGTTCATTTGGGTGGAAAACTCAGCAATGATGTCCAAACAGGCATTGACTTCCGAGTCCATGTCCATGTTCTCATACTGATTGTAACGTTCCACACGATTAGGGTGACCTGAGTAAACTTCTGGCAGTCGGCTGGCATAGTTGCGAAACACAAAGTCTGCTTGTGCCGAAGCATTGCTGCCGTCGTTGCGAGGATAATTTGGCAAGCCAAATTGATTCTTGCCCGAGATTGGGCTCATCACGCCTGAATTGTCTGCGACTTTGAAGTACTTGCGCCACGAACCTTGTTGTTTATCTGCCATAGTTGTTTATTTACCGTGATTACTGTTGCACACGCAGGATCTTGTTTGAGATATCGTTGTTGGTTTTTTGTGCTCGAACTAGCTCGTCCAGCTTGTCAACCGACTGTGCCATTACACCTGCCAGGCTGCCAAATGCTTTCATGAGTTCATTAATAGGAGTAATTTCGGCAGGACCAGTGATTAACTCTGGTTTGCCTGCTTCGCCTGCAATACCCAATTGCCCAGCACCCAGGGTACCACCGTCTGCAAAGGTTGGCAACTGAGCATGGAAGTGACCGCCAGTTGACTTGGCAGTAGGACTGTTGTATTCGTCAATGGCCACACTAGCACCCATGGATTTGAGCCATGATGTAATGGCTTTTCCATCCTCAATACTGGGAGGCCGTGCCACTGTAAAATCTAATGCAATACCTTCTGTATGCTTGCTTGAAGGAGCTTTTTCGTTGTGAAACTTGTCATTGAAACTGCTGAAATATCCAAATCCAGGAACGCCTCCTTGAATCGCCTTGGCCAATTCTATCAGTTTGGGACTGATTTTAGCGTTGTCCGCTTGCACATCGCCGGCTTTGATGTTTAGTCCAAGTTTTTTTAGATCATCTTGACTGGCAATTTGCAAGCCTTGGCCACCACCCATGCTGGGCATGCTAGGTGCTGACGGCATTTGTAACCCTGACCCACCACCCATGCCGGGTGCTGACGGCATTTGTAATCCTGACCCACCACCCATAGCACGTTGCATTGTGATACTTTTACGCAGGCTAGCCGCCGCATCTTTGCCCATGGATTTTTCCATGTCATCCAGCATTTTTTCCAGTTGATCTTTTTGTTCTTCGAGTAATTCAACTTCGTCAATGGCCAACTCAGTTTTGAGTTTGCGCAGACGATCTTGTAGTCGACTTGCATCCTGTGTCTTTTTCAAGTCTACATCTGTGAGTTTGGCCAAGGTAGCAGTGTCATCCGCAATCTCTTTGGCTGCTCGTTCAATAACTTCAATTCTGTTGTTGGCTGCAGCAGTGATACCAGAAATTTGATTGGTTGGAACAATTTCGCCTGCCACATTGGGTCTAAAGTATTCTTCACCACGCTCGCCCACTTTGTACAACTTGCCAGCATCAACTGGGCCACCTGCGGCTCTGGCACCGGCAACTGGTGGGCCACCTTGTCCTGTCCCTGCAACTGCATCATAGGCCATGCCTGCACCTGCTTTACCAAGTGTGCCGCCGCCGACACCTCCTACCAAAGATCCAAGCAAGCCACCAATAGCAGCACCAGGCACTGCGCCAACACCGCCAAACAATGATCCAATCATGCCGCCTAACTTGAGTCCAGCAAGACCTCCAGCAATTGCACCGCTAGCTTGGCCAACATCTTCCACAGTTCCTTTGGTTGTCTTTCTACCACCTGGTGTCAGTTCATCTAGTGCCTTGGCACCAGCTTCAGTTTTTTTAGCAAGTATTGTCATTGCTTCCTGCGCTGGTGTAATACCTTTGGATATGAAATCTTCTACGGCTTTTGTGGCAAGACGTTCAGCTTCAATCAATTTGGCTTGATTTTCTACCAGTTGGTCAGAGGCTGCTTTGCCTGTGGCCCCTTGAGCTTCTTGTTGTTCTTTTGCTTTCTTTAAGGATGCTTCTACACCTTGCGCGGCAATGTTCATTGCATTCAATTGTGTATGTGCCGCCATAAAGGTATCAGCACCTGCACCCATCGTGGCGTATTCTGCTGACACTCGTGCGCCTGTGTCAGCCATGCCTTTGAACACTCGGTCAGCCAATTGTTCCTGAGTGATCTGTTTGTCTTTGAATGCTTGAATGTCTTTGAGTGCATTGGGCGCATTCATCAATAACTTTTCACCCTCAGGAGTGATGTATCCAGTCATCAGTGAACGCACAGCTTTGGCAACGTCCTGGTCCAGCGATCCCATCATCTGGCTCATGCTGGTCAAACGTTTGATCTCAGCTTCATCACCTTTGGCTCTCAACTTCATGAGCATACCAGCATACTGTTCTTCTGCTCTGGCTGTTTCTTCACGCTTTTCAGCTTCTTTTCTACTGGTACCTGTAATTTTGGTCAGTGCGTCTTGTTCAACAAGATATTTTCGCGCACCTTCGGCCAGTTGATCCACAGTCTTTCCCTGTGCTGTGCCAATGCGTGTTTGCATTCTCAGATATGCAGCTTGCCCTTCAGCTAACTCTTTGGGCATGAGTCCCATCTTGAGCATGGCTTCGCGAGCAGGTTCCATGGCCTGACCCATGTTTTCCAGTGCTTGACGACCATCGGCTACTGTTCCACCAAGTTGAGCCAATTCTCTGCTGTTTTCTGATACTATCTGAACATAGTCGCTCAGTTCATTCATGGACAGGCCAAGTTTTTGTGCGCCGTTTTTGACTCCAGTCATGCCATCAGCAGCAGCAGCACCAACTTCGGCCAGGCCTGCATAGCCTTTGTACAACTTGTCTGCCATTTCATTGGCAGATTTAGCATAGTCAACAACAGCTTTGGTTACCAAAACAAAGCCAGCAACCAGCGGACCAATCACTGGCACCATCAACGACAAGGCCACACCAGCCGCTGTTACGGCTGTGCTCAGCCCGTCCAGTGTTGAATTAAATGCGGCGGCACCTTTTTTGCCTTCCAGCATGGCTTTTCCAGCAGACATTCCAGCAGATGCCAGTGCTGTGATTGCTTCTGCGCCTTTGGCTGTGCCAGCAGTAAAGTTTTGTATACCATACTTGGCCTTCATTTCCGCATCCGTGCGGGCGTCCATAGTTGCCTGTGAAACTCTGGAATTTGCGGCCAGCTCTTCGTTGACTCTTCTCAACGTTTCGGCTAGTTCTGCTGCGGCTCTTTCTGCGTCTGTCATTTTTGTGCCTATAAGTATAGGTATATTTATAGGTGATTTATGCCCCAAACTACGAACCCGCTCAAACAATTTTTTAGACAACCGTCAATCTATCTCAGATTGCCGTCATTGGGACAATACTGGGATCAAACTGCGCTTGATCTGCCTGCAAACAAAGAATTGCCAGTTTATCCCATGACTGCCATTGACGAAATCACATATCGCACACCTGATGCACTGTTCAACGGCCAGGCTGTGGTAAACGTGATTCAAAGTTGCATTCCTACCATACGTGATGCTTGGAATACCCCAGGCACTGATTTGAATGCAATTTTAGTGGCCATTAGAATTGCCAGCTACGGTCATGAAATGGATATGACCATCAAGTGTCCCAAATGCGAAACTGAAAGCGAATTTGTTTTGGATTTGAGAAGTGTACTGGACCGGCTATCAAGTCCTGATTACAGCAAAGCAATCAACCAAGGT